GACATAGTCTTTTGTCAGCAATGTCCACAAACTCACGCAGTAATCAAAAGCATCATAGGAGAAGCGAATGGGAGCACCAAACAACCCACGCCCAAAGTCACCAAAAAAAGAACTATCGCACCCCAAAAAGGCGCGGAAGGGAACAGAGAACTACTTCTCAAAACTAATGCAAACGGAGGAAGGCAGAGCACTCCGAAAACAGTGGTCAACGAAAAAACGTAAGAACCCTGGTCGGCCACAAGGTACACCAGATGGTTATACTCTTGAGGCCATAACACCAATACGAAAACAAGCAAAAGCAGATGCTGAAAGGATCGTGGCAATTATGGCCAAAGATAATGAAATAGATGACGTGTATGCAGTTGAGGCTTTGAAAGCAGCAGTTGAAATTATGCGTGAGCCTGGTCAAAACCGTGACCGACTAACAGCAGCACGGATGGTCTTAGATTTTACAAAGACTAAACCGGCAGCAAAGAGCGAGGTTACGATTGGTAAAGCAGAAGCCTTCTTGGAGTCGCTCTTAGTAGACGACACTAGCAACACTGAGGAAGAGCAACCTGACAATGATGGAACCGAAACTTAAAGAGATACGCCGCAAGCTATATGACGAATTTGAGTTTTACTCTAAGTCAGCTCTCAAGATCCGAACAAAAGACGGAGACATCCGGAACCTAAAACTCAAGCCAGCACAGATTATGCTGCAAGATGCCGTAGACAAGCAAATGGCTGCTGAAGGTAAGGTACGTGTGATCATACTGAAAGCACGGCAGCAGGGTCTATCGACGTATGTAGGCGGCTATCTTTACTTTAACGTTTCCCAACGCAAAGCATGTAAAGCGATGGTTGTAACCCATCACTCTGACAGTACTAGGGCGCTCTTTGATATGACAAAGCGTTACCATGAAAACTGCCCAGAGCTGCTAAAACCACACACCAAATACTCCTCCAGGCGAGAGCTGACATTTGATGTACTCGACAGCTCATTTGTTGTTGCTACAGCCGGTGGTGAAAGTATTGGTCGTGGTGAAACACTGACACACGTGCACGCATCAGAACTTGCGTTCTGGCAGAAGTCCACTGCCCTAGAGAACTGGAACGGGATGACACAAGCTGTTCCTAACAAGAAAGGCACTGCTATATTCGTTGAGAGTACAGCAAACGGTGTCTCTGGTATCTTCTATGATCTTTGGAAAGGCGCTGTAGATGGCACCAACGGCTATGTTCCAGTGTTTATACCTTGGTTCATGGATCCAGAGTATCGTGAGACTGTGCCTAGCAACTTTGAGATTACACCAGAAGAAACAGAGTTATCCAAGAAGTACGACCTAGACAACGAGCAGCTAATGTTCCGTCGTCGTAAGATTGCTCAGAACGGCATTGAACTCTTCCAGCAAGAGTACCCAGCAGAGCCAAACGAGGCCTTCATTTCGACCGGTAGACCAGTGTTTAATCCACAAACTCTACAGGAAAACCTAGAAGCAGCACCTGATCCAAAACAGCGTCTTGCACTTGAAGGTGAAGATTGGCTAGAGAACATACGTGGTGAACTTACGATCTACAGAACTATAGATCCTGGCGAGAAGTACACGATTGGTGCAGACGTTGCTATGGGTGTTCGCGGTGGTGATTACTCAGTTGCCCAAGTACTTGACAGTAAGAAACGCCAGGTCGCAACATACCGCGCCCAGGTACACCCTGATTACTTTGCTACAGTCTTATATAGATTAGGTGAGTTCTTTAACTTTGCTTACATCATCGTTGAGAACAACAGCCACGGTATTCTAACGTGTACCAGGCTTGGTAAAGACATGGCCTACCCTAATTTCTACACTGAGATCCAGGTAGACAAACTAACTGACAAAGAGACTGTAAAACTAGGTTTCACTACTACCTCCAAAACCAAACCCCTGATTATAGATGAACTAAGGGCAGCGGTACGAGAGAAAAAGATTACACTAAACGACAAAGTCACTATCCGAGAAATGCTCACATACATCGTAACTAACAGCGGTGGTATGGAAGCAGAAGCTGGATGCTTCGATGACTGCGTAATGAGTTTGGCCCTGGCTAATCACATCCATGAGGGTGCCTGGGAACCAATAGATGCAGTCGATGAATTTTACATTGAGATGGTTTAAAAAATGAAATCAGATGACTATAAAAAACTTGATGACGACCAGATCGTATCAATTGTTGACACGAACCTCAGACGTTCAATTGGCTACTATGACAGCGAGTTGTCCAGAGAGCGCCGCAAGGTGATGGATTACTACGCTGCAAAGCTGCCGCGCCCAGCGCACGATGGCAACAGCAAGTTTGTAAGCCAAGACGTCTACGACGCTGTAGAAAGCATGAAAGCTGCACTCCTAGAGACTTTTAGTACAGGCAACAAGACCCTCAAATTTGCGCCACAGAACGCCGATGACGTTGACACAGCAGAAGTATGTACAGAGTACACTGACTACGTTCTACACCGCCAGAATAACCTCTTTGAGACGATGCAAACAGTCATCCACGATGGCCTTATAGCTCGCGCTGGTATCGCCAAAGTTTACTGGTGTATGCAAGACGAAAGCACCCTTGAGTACGTTGAGAATCTGACTGAAGAAGAGCTGGACATGGTACTTGCCCAGGACAACGTCGAGATCGAGGAAATCGAGCAAGATGAGATGGGCCTTTACAGTGGGGATCTCCGAGTAACTAGAGATACATCACAAGTTAAAGTTGAAGCCATAGCACCAGAAGAGTTTCTAATTGCACCACAAGCAAAGTCCCTGGACACAGTGCCGTTTTGTGCACACCGCACTAAAAAATCTATATCTGAACTTATTGAGATGGGCTACGACGAAGACCTTGTAGATAAGATATCAGACAACGAAGACAGTGACTTTGACAGCGATCCAGAGATTTTATCACGACATGACGACATAGGTGCTGACCGTGGTTTTAACTTTAGAGGCGACCAACGCCAAACACGCCAGATAACGGTTTGTGAATCTTACATAGAGCTAGATGTCGAAGGCACCGGTGTTGCTGAGTTATACAGAGTAGTCAAAGCATCTAATGTTTTACTTGAGAAAGAAATAGTAAACAGGCGCCCATTTGTAGCGTTTGTCCCTCTACCAATACCCCACGCATTCCACGGTAACAACTTTGCTGAGAAGCTGCTTGGTATCCAGAATGCACGTACAGTGTTAACCAGGTCAATCCTTGATCACGCAATGGTTACAAATAACCCTAGATACACAGTGGTCAAAGGTGGACTAACGAACCCTAGAGAGCTGATTGATAATCGTGTCGGTGGTATTGTGAACGTAACACGGCCAGACGCCATCAGTCCTATGCAACAGGCGTCTCTGAACCCATTTGTATTCCAAACAATGCAGATGCTAGACGAAGAGAAGGAAGACACTTCTGGTGTCTCACGTCTATCACAAGGTCTGAACAAAGATGCTATAAGCAAGCAGAACTCAGCAGCTATGGTTGAGCAGCTTGCTACGATGTCACAACAGCGTCAGAAAGTGATCGCACGTAACTTTGCAAACAACTTCCTCAAACCTTTATTCAGCATGGTATACTCATTGGTCGTAGAGAACGAGAGTGAAGAAAAGATTGTTGAGTTAGCTGGTCGTTATGTTGATGTGAAACCATCCCAATGGGCTGACAAGCGTGACGTCCAGGTAGAGTTCCACCTTGGATACGGTGACCAGGAGAACATGGTGCAAAAGCACCTGGCATTTCACAACCTATTCTCACAAGATCCAACACTTGGAGAAATGTACTCACCAATGAACAAGTTCAAGATGTTGGCATCAGTCCTGGAGAAATCAGGTATCAAGAATGTTGCTGACTTCCTGACAGACCCAGCACAGATACCACCAGCACAACCAGATCCAAATGCAGAACTACAAATGCAAATGGCACAGCAGCAGATGCAGCTACAAGAACGCCAGACTGCCGTTGCTGAGATGAAGGTGCAGATGGATGCACAAATGCGTCAGATGAAACATGAGTTAGACACAATGAAAGCACAGCAAGCATTTGCTCTTCAGTCTGACAAACAGGATCTAGCTGAAACACAATTTGAGCACAAAGAATACGTCAACCTAGAAGAACTAGAGATTGCACGTAGCGCAGATGATGTCCGCGCAATAGCAAGCCCTAACGGCTAATAACTCTAAACTAACTAACTAACTAAGGAAGCATAAACATGCCTAACCAAGAAGAGCAATTGGTAACGGCTGGGGATGAAGCAAGCACTATACTAGAGAGTGCTGCTTTTAACTCAGTCATTAACGAACTGGTCGAAAGAACGTTTCAGTCTTTTGTAAACACACAACCTGGCGACCAGGATAAAAGAGAAGATGCATACAGCCACTATCGCGCACTCGTTGACGTGGTTGATACATTAAAACAGCGAGTTCAAGTACGCGACAGTATTATTGAACAGCAGAACGGCGAAACCAGCCAAGAGGAGACTGCTCCATGAACAACGAGCGAAATGTAAACTCTGAGCCGCAAAATCTCGATGTAGATGAAGCGGCAGAAGCAATCTTAGGACGATGGGACGACGGGGAAACCTTATCTGAAGTTGATGAAGATGCGACATCCGAAGACCTCAATGAGACAGAGGTAACTGAAGATGGACTAGACAATGAAGACACTGAAGAGGACGATGAAGGCGATGATAACCTTGATGACCCTGATACAGACGAACTAGACGACGAAGATGGCGAAACTGATGAAGACGAAGATGATGACGAAGAGGATGACGAAGAACCTCTAGCAGCTTCAGACGATCAGATTGTAGACATCAATGTCAACGGTGAGTCTAAACAGGTATCTGTAAAGGATTTGAAACGCCTCTATGGTCAAGAAGCGTCTTTAACCAAAAAGTCTCAAGATTTAGCCAACCAGCGAAAACAATCAGACGAAAGCCTGGCACAAACGCAGTTGTCATACCAAAAACTACTAGAACGCGCCGAAGCAAGGTTTAAACCCTATGCCGACATTG